TCAATCTCACTTGAGGCACTTTTATTTACTGGCTGCCCCTTGCTCGTCCCTTCTGCGTCGTTTAACAGGACAGCGGGGACTAATACCGTGTTTGTTGCAAGTAATATGATTTGCTGGAAAGTTAGGATATATGACATGCTGTATTTGTCTGTAGGGCCTGAGCCTGGTGTACCCGCAACAATTGAGGTTATTACCATGTTTTCGTATGCTACGTGATCGGTCAGCAGATCAAGGACTCCACGAGATACACGCAAGGCGTCAAGATCGATAATGGCTTTCTTTGCGTTTTCGCCTATCGCCTTATTATCGTCGTCTATGTTTGACATATACGTTTCGACTGTGACAATACGTGGATTTAATATAATATTCTCTACTATGTCTTCCGCAGTCCCTTCAATTGGGAACAATGTCGGGGTAGCGTTAAGGTCATGCTCTTCGCTTATTTTTACGTCAAAAAGTACACCCACGACCTCTGGACGGTTTGATCTAAACACGCTTAAAGAACTCATCGGATAGTACTCGCGCTACTAGTTTGCATAGTCTGTGCCATAGGGTTTTTCAACACTCGCTCTATTGCGGCTGCGGTTCGTCCAGGACTTTTGCTACCATCTACAGTAATTGTCACGGTATTGCCCCCCTGAGTAGCGTTATTATTATTGTTTATTGTGTTGACTCGACTGTCAAAGAAATGACTTGATTTGTTAATGACGCTGTTATCATCACTACTATTGTTTTCAGTGTTGCTATTGCTTGCACCGAACAATGCTCTCGCTATAGTTGTAAATACGCCAGAGGAACTGTCAATATTTTCGTCTTTTGCTGCATAAGATGTATCATTATTTAATACATCTTTTTTATTGTTATCTTCAGTAGTGCTATTTCTATTATTATCAAAACCTTTTTCTGCGCTATCTTCATTATCTATTTCAGATTTAAAAAGAAAATCAGGGAGTATTTTTTTAGCTTGGTCAGCTACAGTATTAAACGCAGTTTTAAAACTTTGGATGATTTCCCCGCCTAAACTTTGAACCGCGGCAAGAATTGCACTGCCATCCAATGAGAATAGATCAGCGATAAGATCAATATATTTTGTAAATATTCCGAGTAAAATAGCAAGATGTTTGCCCGCTATTTCAGTCATTTTTCCCAGTAAAGATATAAACTTTTCCCCGACTTCGCTGTCAAACAACGTTTTTAGTCCATCCCCTACGGCAGAAAATAATGACGAAAAAGCCTCGATTAAACCTTTGATAGCTTGACGCACATTATCAAACTCGCCGCCTGTTCCTCTAAACCATTTTATTAGGTCTTTTGCTAAAATTATCGCTCCTGTTACGGCTGCGGCGATTAGTGCAAACTTTATAACTAATGGCGCAATGAATACTGTTGCAAGAAATAATGCAGCAGTTACGCCCGACGCAACAAAACTGAATAGATCAAATGATTTGGTGAGTGAGTCAACTTCTGGAATAAACTTAGATACGAAAGATATTCCCTTTTTAATAATTAACACGAAATCGGAAAACCCTTGAGTGAAACCTTTTACAGTGGCACCTAAAGTTTGCTGAATGAGTTTTTTGTTTTCTTTGATCCAATCTGTTACAAGTCTAATTGTGGATGTCATCGCCGGCATCAACCCAACCGCAATTGCGATCGCTACACCTTTAATTGCGGTCGTTACATTAGTGTAAGAGTTTTCCAGATCTACGGCTTTATCAATAAACTCTTGAGGTATGATACCACCCAAGTCTCTTGCTTCTTCGGTGAGAGCGACTATTGCATCACGTCCCTGCATTAGCAGTCGAATAGTCCCCTCAGATAGTCCGAGTTGTCCGGCCATTATCTGAGCCTTTTGTGGGCTTAAACCTTCCAACTTATCGGCTACTTCTAACAGCACCTTGTCAGCAGACTTTAATTCCCTTACGCCATCGACCATTGCCTCAAAAGGATTGATACCCATTACAAACTGCAAGGCTTGGTTAAACTCACCAGGGATTGGACTCGCTAATGATTTTGCTAAACCTGCAAGATCACCGCGAATATCACCCATGCTGCCACCAGCGCGCTTAGTCGCAAACTCCAACTCCTGCAAAGCCTCAACATCTACACCGATTGAGCGGGCAAATTTCCCGGTTTCATCAAGCTCAGAAGACACTCCTTTAGTAAAAGCACCAATGGCTCCGGCGGCTGCTGTTACAGCTGCACCAGCGACCATTGCACCACGCTTAATACGATCTAACGTCACAGAGAACCTTTTTGCATCTGCGTCGTCTACTTCAAATCCTAATAATGTGACAAGCTCATCTACAACTGCCATTAAGCATCCTCTTCATTCGATTTAGATTCAATCCATTGTTGCAAGTTTAACGCGTCGTGCATTTCGAACAAATCTTCTACTGTTATATTACCATTTTTTAATGATTCATAGCTACACATTCCAGCGGTCACCGGGCGGGTAAGAAAATATAGATCTATCCAATCTTCTTCGATTTTAATCCCACTGTTTTCATTAGGGAACTCCAGGCGGGACCGCTTTTTACCAAAAAAGGCTTCACATTTATCCAAATAACCCAAGAGACAAGCGGGTAAATATCTCCCGGATAAGCAGTGAAATGTGAATCAAACATTGTTTTGTCAAGCTTGTCTTCTCCAAGAGAAATCATGCTTGTCATATCTAAAATAAGTTGTGGAAGTTCATCCGGGTTAACACCTTGCAGTGCTCCTGCAATTATAGACATTGCTTGCGATTCGTCCGACAAGTTTTGGGGTAACACTTTAGAAACCGTCCCCCCCAACATGCTAAGCAACCTAGCATGTAGGGCAACAGCCCGTATAGGAGGCATCAGGACGGTTACATATTCTCTTTCTTCAATTTTTAATACGTTAGTTATATCGTTCATTTAATCTTGCCTCCAAAGCAATATTAACCTATGTCTGAGTCTAAAACCTCAAACTGAAATACCCACTCTCTTTGCTCCATTGCATTTGAGCCTGTGGGTGTTGGTGCAATTGTAACCAGTGATCCACCCGTTGCTTTGTGTAATTCGCCGGATCCAGAAGAAACAGCACATGAAGCATTAGGGAAAATCTGTGATTGTTGTATTCTTGCTATACCAGCAAAATGATCATTTGTTGAACTCATCGGTTTGAGTCGTATAGTAATTCTTCCAGTACGATCAAAGGCGAGTGAGGTTCTAGCCCCATCAGCGCCCTTGTTCATGTTTGCCTGATCTCCGCCAGATTCGACAGTTACACAACTGCCTTCTGCAAAGTCTACACACGCCACACCATCCACAACAACAGCGGTGAGGTTTTGGGCGTAATATTCTTTTCGTGCCATGATTTAATCTCCTATTAAACGAACGCGTTAAGGTTGATAGTAACAGAATGTACAGCGCCTGACAAGTTAACATCAACTGTAATACCCTTCCATTGTCGAGCCGCTCTGTCAGCTATAGACAAATCCCCAGCAAGTGGTATCTCAATCAAGTATGCTGGTTCTGTGTTAATATCTCCCGTTTGCGTATAAGTGCTTTCTCTTGAGGTGAGCGTTCCGTTTACCGTAAATTTAAAACACGCCTTATTGATGGAGTCTTCAAGGATTAAACGGCCTGTAGAGTTAAAAGGAATACGGTCGTTGCGAAGAAAAGCGTTATATACTTCTGTTTCAATTGCATCAACTAACCCGTCAATGTTAAACGTCTCATCAATAAACCAGCTTGAGCTTGCGCATGTACCATCGCGCATAGTTCTGACATCGGTTTGAATGCGGGTAAAAGTATTTATACGTTTTGACAGAAGGACAATTAAATCACTGGCCGTTACATTAACAGTAGGAATACCCGGTAAATCTTTAAACTTGAGAGTAATTACACCTTCTCTTTCCTGGAAATCAACAGCTTGCAATCTAGCTAATGCGCTAATCTCTGGATAATAATCGGCGTTATTATGATACATAACAAATGATCTTCTGTATCCTAATTCGTTCAGTTCACTACCAATGTCTGAAGTAATATCGGCGCTGAGTGACAACACATCGTTACTCGCAAATCCTGCAAGTTTACGCTGAGTTTCTACCCAACCTGCCGCTAATCGTGGACTAAATTCAGGATCAAGGGTTGAAGCCGAGTCTCTAAATTCCCTCGTGAGTGCGAGACCGTACCAGTTATTGCCACCACACTGACCTGCATTTTCGAGTAAACCTAATTCGTCAACAATGCCTACAGGGGTATACCCTGCCACTATCCTGAGATCGTCTGTTTCTGTTAATGGATCATCAAGTCCGTTGAGAAAAGCCAATCCGCTAATGTCTGTACCTGTTCCACCAGTATCAGTAAGAGAAGAAACCGTGGACGTGTCACCTGTTGAGTCACTTGTAAAAATAAAGTTATCGGATGAATTTGCATCATAAACTACAGTTGCCCCGGTAACACCAGTTGATAAAATAGTTGCTACGTCGTCAAAATCAGTAACAGAGGTAAAGTCGAGAGCGGCCACATCCTGAGAAGCACCATCGACACTGACTGTAAACTCTCCATCACTTACTGCGGCAAATGTTGAAGGGAGGACAGTCGGGACAATTGTTCTCGTCTCCATAAACCCGGACTGCGGGGTAGTAAAAACTTTTCCAATGAGTAAATATGTTGGCCTTGGAGATTGTGCGAAAAAATCTCTTGCAGCCTTGTATGGCTCCTGTAAAGATGTAAAATCTGCCAACACGTCATCAATAGACACATAAGCTTTTAATCGTAGCCCATGGTCATAAGGTGCATCGGTAGTAGCGACTAACAGCTTACTGAAATCAGTTAGCAATGCCGCCTGGGGTTTACTGACGTTTACTGTTACATCAATTGAACGGGGCAAGGCCCGTTGATCACATACTGCCATGATTTAATCTCCTGTATTTGGTACTATTATTGTTTCACGATATTCTGTTACTCCATTGTCTGCTATTACTTCAATTTCTGCGGCATTCGCAAACTCTGTAATAAATGTTTCGGCTATTCTTGCGTCAAAATTTGCTGTCATTATGGCCCTATTTTCCCATCCGGAACCGACAACAGCAGAAATTTCGTTGATATTTGAATTGATACCACAAAAACCCATTTCTTCACCGTGAAAAAATAGATTAGATTTTATGCTATCAAAACTTGCAGCAAGTCGGTGTAGTTTAGATTGAGGGTCTCCTAATCCTATTGCTTGTATTGAGAAAAACAACTTGACGTACATTTTAACAATCTCGTCGTCGTCATTTATCGTATTACTAACTGAGTGCGGATACCATTTTGAGTATATCAATTTTATGCTGAAATAAGGCGCGTTTGGTTGTGGTCCATCATACTCACCAACCATCACAGTAGTGCCGGGATAAATTGACAATATCCACGTTCTAAGCGCTTGTTTACAACTCTCAACACTAGGCATTAATGGCGCTCCTGCGGTTTACTTTAGGGCATATGTAGCGATAAAATTTACCACTCCAATCTCCAAGGGAAAAAACCCTCCAGACATCACCATCATATCGAACATAAGATTGAGAGGTTTGACCTGTTCCGCTTATTTTTAATTTAATTCTTGTATGTATAAGTTTTGCGGCGTCGGTGCGTTCTCCCTCTGCTAAATATTCAATTTGTTCCGGTGATGCCTGCTGGATTACGCCTAAAATGTTGTAATTAATCCCTGGAGTTTGTACTGATCGACCATCAACATCAGTATAAGCAGCATCAAATACAACTATTGTTTGCTGGAATAATGTTATCGCTTGCAGTACAGGTGGAAACATTAACGGACCTCATATGTAACAGATTTTTTCATTAAGCCCGTGTCAATAAGCGGGTTTGATGATTTTTTACGTGCAATAGTACTGTCTGCATTCGCCGGTTCTTTGACATCTACTATTTTTTGTTGAATAGCTGCGACAGCTTTTAGTCCAATTTTGTCCAATTCAGATTCAAGGTCACCGCCTTCGTTTACTCGTTTTATAGCTTTTTTAAATAAT